TAACAACAACGATTGAAGAAACTGTTGAAAGAGGAGTGTATGGTTGAGTATTTAATTTTAGATGAAATTCTTTTGCATCAGCATCAACTGTGATGGTGTCCAGAGAACGCACTGGAACGCTTGTGTAACCGATAAGGTAACGAATGGTATTGATAGCACCTGTCAACGCCCCTGTAGTCGCTGCAGGAGGGTTTACAAAGCGTATCCTGTCACCCTCAACAAAGTAATCCCTGTCAGGGAACATAAAATCGCCATTTACAATCACCAAAAGATGATTGGAAGACTGAGGTGTAACTGGTCTACCGAGTAATCTTAAGTTAAATTCTGTCTTTGAACTATCAAACTGATTATTGATTGGTTCGAATTCTTGTATCTTTCTGTCAAATTCTTGTTTGTTGACCCCAGGAGTGAAAACGATGTCAGGGGAATGTGTTACAGACTCATAATATAAAACTTCATCATCAATCTTTAGCGTACCATCCTTCTCTAAGAAGTAGTTTACATTCTCAGCAACGATCTTATTCTGTGTAGGATTGACCGCCTCCAACACAGCAGACTCTGATGACAAGAAATTCGGATCAAATTCACCTGATCCGATGTCGATATACGATAAGATGCTGTTTAGAACATCGTATGGGCGACCCGATTTCTCTTGTGACTTGTAATACTCTGTCAGCAAGTTGACGAACTGGTCGTGATCTTCCTTGATAAACGCAGGAATCTGACTGTTCAGTCTCTGGGAGACCTGAATTGCTGTGTTATGTGCAACCATTTTTTAACTACGGCGGTCTTAGAAACAGGAGTTGAACTCAGGAAGTTCGAATACTGTTGTTGGATAGTCAATGATATTTAGTGGAGTTCCGTCAAAGTTGATTGCAGTAAAGTCAAATGGATCAAATGCACCAATATTGCTGCCGTCAATAGTGTAGTCAACGGTTGTTACAATCGGGTTAAAGATTGTTGGGTCAACGCCAGAACCTACGTTGATATTTGGTGATTTAGGAATCACCGTTACAGGGATACGGTTTGTTCCATCAGGTGTAGAATCTACATCGATAGGACCGACACAAACAAGTCCACTCTTGTAATCCACAGTCCCCACTGAGGATTTGAGTACAACTTCCTTCTCATCTTGCTTGGTAACCATAATCAAGTTCCCATAACCATCATCACGGATGTTTACAGGTAGGAGTGCTGATGTATCTCCATCAATGAATGATGTAGCAGAAATTGAGTTAGATTCTGTGCCTTGGATAGCAAGTAAATTCTCAGAATATCCAGTTGCATAGAATGTTCCCGATTTCACACTTGAGAACTTAGGTAAACAAGTTCCTGTGCCACCAGATCCAGTGTCATTCTTAGCACCACCAGACAGGTCATTAGGATTCTCAATCTCATTCTCAAAGTCAACACATTGTGAGAAGGTTTGACCAAATTCAAATCCTTCCACATTCATACCGAGTGTCATATGAGTGATGTTACCGCTAATCGCAGGATCAGCATCATCAATCATTCTCTGATATGCAGAGATGTCAATACGTCCATTGAATCTTGCAGCAGAACCTTGTTGGTTATACTGATCGATAGATCCAAGGATAGTTGTTGCAACTTCGTTGTTAGACAACGCAGTTTTAGTACCATCAAAGAACGCCCAAGTCTTAGGTCTGATATAGAGTGAAATAGGATCGATAATTACTGGTTCAATAGCAGCAATCGCATATTTCTGCAAATTATTCTTGATACGCTTCTTAGTTGTGGTATTCAACGTTGCACCAGACTTCGTACGGATTGCAACATACACTTTTCCGTAAACAGGAGGATTAAGACGCTCTCCACCATAAGCAGTTACAGATCTTGCCTGAGGATACACCTTTTTAGTGATGTATTCGTAATCTGACTCAGTAACCGCTCTGTTCTGACTGTTAAACGCCCTAGGAGCGTTATATTTGATGCTCAAGGTAGTTTCTAACGCTTCACCATCCTGTGACCCGTCTATGGTCACTAGAGAGATGCTTGCGTTGTTGATAAAACGACCTTCGCTGTCTTGAACTCTACCAATGAAGTTAAAACGCTTACATCCGTTCGCTTCTGGACCGTCAGTGCGAACATACTTCAAACGGATGACCTCACCAGAGATCAATCTACGACAAATGACGCCATCACCGAAAATGACGTTGTAACGTAGATCATCAGTCTCTTCTAAGAAGTAACCACGAGTAGTTCCGTCTACATCTACAATATTCTGTACTAGATTGTAAGTATCGATTTCTGTTGACTGTGCATTGGGAGAAATTGACACGCTGAGGAGTTCTGTGTCAACATTCTCTGCAGGAACTAGATATTCTCTCTTATTGACGTCATCGACTGTATATTGGAACTCAAGAGTGTTACCCTGATAGATGATAACCTTATCAAACGTAGCAACACCGTCAGATTGGTTTACAGTTGCTCTGATGTCATTAGGTAGAGTAAATGTATATGCATCACCGTTAGTTGTGGACACAAACACATCACCGCTATGAAGAGTTACCTGTGTTGGGTAAGATGTGTTGTCACCTAGAAGTGCTGTCTGTACACTAAACCTAACACACGCTTTTGACGCTTTGATAGATCTAGGAGTGTAATTAAGTTGCTTGGCAATCTTTACAACGTTGTCTCTAACAGTTGCAGACTCCAAGAACGCTTCATTCATCGCCATATTAGCGTTGAACGCAGCATAGTACGTGTTATATGATAATACATCCAAAAGATAGGACGCAGCGGAACCATCGAAGTCATAATCCGTAAACTCGTCTCTGGTTCGCAGATATGATCTAATAGATTCTCTTATTTCGGAAAAATCTAATGATGTTAGATTTGAGGGAATTGCTGCCATTTTTTACGCCTTTTCTAATAGAAAGTCAACAGTTTGAACAAGTGTCTGACCGACAATAGTGTAATCAATTTCCACTGCTAGTTCGTTTCTGTCTTCTATTACAGTTCGAACGTCATTAACAATAATACGAGGTTCTAACCGACGAAGAGTGTTCTTAATCTCGTCAGTTAGACCCTCAATCATAAAGACATCGAAATTCTCAAACAGCATTCCCCTTACACGTGATCCTGTATTGGGTTGAAAAGGTCTTTCACCAAACTGCGTCAGCAGCAGGTTTTTCATTGCTTGTTTGATTGCGTTTTCATTCTTCACAACAGAAAAGTCTTCAGTATTGGGATTTGCTTTCATCCCAATACCAAAATCTCTAAACTGTCTGCTTAGATTCTTGTCTGCTTTGAACCTGTACGCCATCCTTCGATTTTGGGACTTGTTTTAGGTATTTATCAGCAACAGGATCAGTCACTAAAACCATACCAGAATCGATGAACCACTGTGCTCTGTCAACTTGTACCATTGGTCGTTCCTCCGTTTGTAAAGAAGAACTTTTAGAGCGGTTCCTATCGCTGCTGTTATTATTTAGACCTTTCGAACTCATATTCCTCCGTTGGGGGGTGAAGGGCACAATATTCATTGAAAGTGATTTTCATTTCTTTGTTTGTTAGACCACAGTGGAGTGCTGCAGTTGGCAAGTTCCATTTTGCCCCCCATAGCATCTCCATTGCGTGTCTGGTCTCTGGTCTCATTTACCTTGTCCTCGATATTTTTTCTTAGCACCATTCCTAGATGTTGCCGAGTATTTTGTGTTTTTCCCGTTTCCTTGACGGGTGCTCTTTGGAATTGCTTGGATAAAGACGCCTCCACCGAGACCGACTTTTGCCTTTGCCATTAGAGAGTAATCAAACTACTCGAAAATTATAGCATACTTATCCCGCAAGGACATTAGGTGATCCGTATGCAATCTTAGACATACACGGATACCCTATGCTGACGGGCGGTAGACTGCCTTTACCTAAGTTATCACCCAATCTACCTATGGGTATCTTAAACGCTCTCACAGACTGGTAGAACCCAGTATCAAGAACCCTAGGATGACCACCTGTAATATCTTCAGCAGTCAGTAGGGAGCAAATTGTTGGAGTAGGAATGATACAGGTTGCCTTA